AACCTTATAGTAAAGTATTCACGAAGATCTTATGAAACACAAAGCGACGTTCTTACAACATATCAAAGTATTGCAAATAATCCAAAAGAACAGCTGGTAAGTTTTAGAGGATCCTCATATGCCACATCCATATGGGATCCAGGTGAGGCCTGGGTACTTGGGGCTGCACCATTAGTATATCCAATATCACAATTAGAAACAACATCAATACAAACACAAGCGCCAGAAATGCAGCAAGTTGTTCAAAAAAATGGCGAGGTAGTATGGAAAGTGGTTTCTGGTTTAACTTCATTTTCTGGATACTTTTATTTAAATGGTGAGATTATATATTATGATGCTATTAGGCATAGAGTAGTATATAAAGATGGAAGAGCTCCAGAGGACATTAATGTATCATCTAGACAACAGTTTGAGTCATTAATACAGGCAGATCCAGGAATAAGTACTATAACTAATACTGGAATTTTAACTGGAATTAAAAGAGCACAATTCTCTACAACTCAAATAGCCCATAGCCCAGTATCCACAGATAACGGATTGTGGTCCAGAAAACAATTTAAAATTGGTACAACAACACAAACAAATTTAACAGCCCCATCATTTAGCTTACAACAAAGAGCATTAAAGCTTTCTACAGATAATGATTCTGGTGCAAGCAAGATATCATCGTTGTCAAATGCTGAAAGAAGAAAGTACATACAGATAGGGTTAGTTGATTTAAAGAAATCTAACTACAAGAGATTTGAATGCACAATGAGAATAGTTAACAAGCAGCCTGGAGAAGAGGTTGGGGACGTAGACAGTTTGGGCGGCATATTTTTTGACTATAACCCAGCAACAAATTCTGGATACTTTATAGAACTAGGATTAGACTATACGACAGCAACATATAAAACAGCTAATGCAAATAAGTCTGTAAATATTTATAAAATAAATTCAAGTGGTAATATTTCTGAAATTAAGAGTGTTGGAAGTCTTACTGGAAGAGCAAAAACAGATAGCCCAGAAAATATATTTAAGGATACAGTTTCTTTTGAAACCGTGCAGGACTATGATATACAAGTTCTGCGTGTTGATAGAAACGGAAAAAGATGTATTGATCTTTACATAATGGGTCAGTTAATAATACAAGTAGAAGACTCAACACCACTACCACCGACAAATAAAGCTGGAGTATTTGTTCGTGGCGACTCAACTGCATTCTTTACAAAATTTGCTGCATGGGGGGCAAACAATGAGTCTACTCTTCAGGATGGTAGCTTCTTTGCAGACTCTATTAGAGGCTTTATGACAGAAATAGTGGCAGCAGGAAACCTTGGAGTTCCAAGCAAGGCAAGTCTTGAAAAAGATTATGACTACTATGAATTTTATCCACATATGAGGGAAATACGTGTAGCAGAGTTTGACTATACTAAATTCCCAGCATCACCACTAAAAATATCTGCTGGTCCAGCTATAACATTATATGGGGCAACCATACTAGAGTCTAATTCATTTAGAGGTAAAGTAGCGGTTGTTAATGAAACTAATTCACCAGTAGATTTGGCTAGTACATTTCCTGGAACAACTACTGCCGTTTATCCAAAGCTTTTAGGATATGCATTGAAAAAATTTGAACCCAGGGAATATAAGACGACCATATCTAAGGCAAAATCAGATGACGCAAAATTTGAAATAGACAGCGAATGGATACAATCTGAGGGCCAAGCGAAGGATATAGCAGAGTTTATTAAGTTAAATTCAGTAACCTTGAAAAATGGCAAATTAAATGATATCATAATACTAGATGCTGAAATTTTTGCTAACCCATTAATTCAGCTAGGGGATACGGTAGATGTAATACACCCAGACCTAGGGCTATCAGGAGCAACACATACATTTGTTGTTACTAGAGTTAGCCAGGAATTTAATGGTGGAATTTCAACTAGTGTCAGATTACAGGAGATACCATGAAAAATAAAAAAGTAAACTATTCAAATAGGCAGGTTAAAGGCGAAGAAGACGTATTTTCACCGTTTGACACAGATGCAGATTTAGTTGGTGGAGTAAATCAGTCAGATCCATATGGATATCAATCTGCTGCTATTAAAACTTCTTCACAATCATCTGATGATAGTGGAACTGGGTCTGGAGAAGAGTCACTAGAGGGTGCAAATTTAGAAAAAGCGAATGAGGATTTAGAAGAAAAACTGGGAGCAGTAAACTCTGTCCTATTTGAGCAAACTGGCTCATTTACTGGAGATGGCACATATTTAGCAAACGTTACTGCAATAATTACAGATGTTAGGGGGGCTACAAACTATGAAGTTCAATTCACCAAAATCTCTTAGTGGAGAATACGTATTCTATAAAAATGGAATAGAGGTAGCAAGATCAAAAAATATTATAACTACTGCTGGTAAAGAAGCAATACTAAAGTATTTATCAAGAGAGTCCTACGAATATGCCTCCAGAATAGTTCTTGGTTGTGGATCTACAGTTGCATCACTAACAGATGAATTTTTAAATTTAGAAATGTTTGCTACAGCAATTAATTTTAAAACGCTAGACTATACACAAACTCCTACTGAATTAGTTTTCAGAACAACACTTCCTTCAACATTTAATGGTGTTGTTTATGAATCTGGCATAACAACAAGTGGCGGGGTAACTTTGACGAATTTAAATAGCGTAAATGATAATCCAGAGCTAGCAGCCACATTTGATCCAGACTATGAAGCTTGGTCAACTGGCACAGGCATACAATTTCATACAAATGATTTAGAGGGTACACCTAGACTTAGGGTTGGCAAGTATGGGTTAGAAATAACAACACCATCATCAACAACAAGACAATCTACGCTAAGTTCAATAGTTCCAGTTTTACCATATATTTCATCAGATAAGATAAAAGTAGCACTACATGTATCTGGATCAATTCCAAACTCTGTAGTTATAAGACTATCAAATGATGGGTTAAACTACTATACATTAACGATACCTTCAGCAAACCTCTCCCTTGGGTATAATATAGTTACATATAACATAGCACAACTAGTTGCAACTGGATCGCCAGAAATTAGTCAAACTCAGTCTATATCTATAATTGTAAATTCTGGCGCTTCGCAAACTGTTGTAACAATGGATGCAATAAAGTTTGATAACTCATCAGATTTAGAAAAAGCAACTTTAGTAAGTAGATCTGTTTTGGCAACACCATTAATTGTTGAAGGCGGCTACCCATTCGATATAGAATACAGATTGGCATTTGATATTTAATGGCAACAAAAAGAACGATATCTGGATTAACGCCAGGTACATGGGCGTTTAGATTTAAGGCTATAAGTGATAATGGATTATCTGGAGATTGGTCACCAGCATTCACATATACAGTTATTGGAGACACTACACCACCACCAGTTCCATCAAAACCAAACGTAACATCTGTCATTGGTGGGGTTTCTGTAAAGTGGGTTGAAACAGCATACCAAACACCAATTGACTTTAATCGTGTAGATGTTTATGTATCTAGTGGGGGTGCATATACTAAATTTGGATCGATAGCCTCAATAAATAGTGTTGTTACATATGTACCACCAGAAGGAGTTACTGGACCATTTACATTTAAATTTACTGGTGTTGATAGAAGTGGGAACGTTTCTGCACTTTCAGAGGCATCAGACAGCGTGTCTGCTGGAACAATTGGTATAGATACCACACCACCATCTTCACCAAGTGGTCTGTCCGTCCTTGCATATAACGATACATCAGATACTTCTGGATCAACAGGATATGTGGACGCATCTTGGACGGGGTCAACTTCTACAGATTTACTAGGACACTACATTAGATATGGAAGAAGCTCAACAGTTTGGGATGAGTATCTATTTATTCAGGCAGGACAAAACACTAAAAGAATATTTAATTTAAGGTCTGGAACAACATATTATTTTCAAGTTAATGCTACAGACGGCAGTAACCCTAGCGCTTATGTTCCTGCTACGCCAATATCAGTTTTAATTCCTGGAGATGTGACAGCTCCAGCTGCACCACAAAATTTGTCTGCTATTTCAGGATTAGACTATGTAATTGCATATTGGGATAGAAATTCTGAAAATGACGTAGACCTTGCAAGGGGTCAGTATCAAGTACAAATTTCAACTTCCAGTAGTTTTGCAACTATAGTAGAAGATACTGTTATAACTGGAACAGTTGCTACCTTTAATGGATTAACAACTGGAACATTATATTATGTTAGGGTTAGGGCCACAGATTCTTCTGGAAACTCTGGGCCATGGTCATCTATAGCTTCCACAACACCATCCACACTAAATGCTGAAACATCAATAACATCTGGAACTATTGTTGGTAACTTAATAGCAGCAAATACTATTGTTGGAGATAAAATACAGGCTAATACTGTAGACGTAGATAGATTTAAAACAAATACTGGAATTGCTGGAATTATATATGTTGGAGCGGACGACTCACCAACTGGAACAAATAGAATAGTGCTTGATGGCGCAAGCACACTACCAAAAGTATATTATGGTAGCGGTGTATACAATAACTCTAATACGCCATTTTATATAGACGCTGCTGGAAAGTTTAGCTTAAAAGACCAGCTTATTTGGGACGGGTCATCATTAACAGTAAAAGGTTCATTAAATGTAACTCAAGCTTCAACAATGACATCAAACCTAAACATAAACTCTGGAGGTAGTCTAATAGTAAATGGTGGTGCTATAAGAGTTACTGGAACGGCTGGACGTGTCGAAATGAGTTCCCTAGGTTTGGTTGGATACAATGCATCAACTGGAGGAAGTCCTCTTGTAACTATTCAAGCAAATACTGGACAGATAGTTGCTACAGGTGGACAAATTGGTGGATTTACACTAGGTCCCACATCTTTAACAACAACAAACTCTTCTGGGCAGGCTGTAGGATTGTATAGCAATGGGCAGTTTAGCTTAGGTTCAAACTTTAATATTAGTGCTGCAGGAGATCTTACTGCAACAGGAACATTTACTATTGCTGGAACTGGAGGGCAAACAGCGATTGCTGCAAACCAAGTAAACTCTAATGTTACATCTATATCTGGTGGAGTAATAACAACTGGAACAATTAATCTTAATAATGTTCTTGTAAATAGTGGATCTGGAACAGTCAATACAATGAAGTTAAGCAGTAGTGGTTTAGAAATTTATAACTCTAGCGGTACAAGAACTGTATTCCTTACTCCTTCTGGAAATGCATCTTTTAATGGTGAAATAACTTCAACTACTGGAACTATTGCTGGTTTTACTATGGATTCAGATGGATTAATTAACTCTGGAGGAACCCTTAGACTATTTGCTGGAACAACTGGAATTAACAATGTCTTTTCAATATTTACATCTAAGCCAGTTAGGTTTGCAGACTATGTTACAGTACAAGGTACTGGCGGGTTTGGCGGGTACAGCTTCCTTGGACAACAGGGAATGTCTTTAGCAAACGGAGGATTTGCAATAAATTCTTCTGGAGCTGTTACGTCAAACGCAACATTTAATAGCTTTATATACTATCCAGGATACCCAGTTTCAACAAGCGGTGGTACTGCAAGGGTTAACGATGCAACAACTCCTATTTCCAGACTAGTTGCTGCTTCTGGCTCTAGTATAAGATTTAAAGAAAATGTTGTTGATATATCAGAAAAACCAAATTTGGACCCGATATCATTATTAAATTTGCCAGTTAGATCTTTTACATACAAGAGCGACTATTTACCAGAAGACGATGCCAGATATGGAATGGATCTACCAGGATTTATAGCAGAAGAGCTTGAAGAAGTTTATCCTATAGCAGTAGATCGTGATTCAGATGGTACGCCACAAAGATGGAACAGCGACTTCTTAATACCAGGACTATTAAAGATAATACAATTACAAAATGACTCCATAGTTTCAATCAAAGCCAGGCTTGACGCTCTTGAATCGTAATGGTACACTTATTAGATGTATATACTGAAAGGTAAAAATGGAAAATAACGAACAACAGAATAAGGCTGAATTGGTAGTATTGGCACTACAACAGAGAATCGGTGAGCTGGTATCAAATTATGAAACTCAAATTGCTATCCTTCGTGCAGAAATTACTCGAATGGTCAATAAGAGCAATTCTGAAAATACACCAACAGAATAATCTAGTAGATCCGCCAACAGTACCTACAGCATACCCAAGCGGAGTCGCTGTATTTGATGGGATCAATACTTATTTTATTAAAAATGGTAAAAAATATAGGATAATCTCTGACAGGGCTTTAGAGAGCTGGGGATTCTCTGTTTGGTATGGAAGTCCAGAATCCTTGTCAAAAACGGTCCTAGGTGGCATTCTAGGCTTTAGAGACGGTACTGTGATTAAGGACATATCAAATGGTAAAATATATCTAGTGGTAAATAGCAAAAAACAGCATATTACAAGTCCAGATGTGTTTACTAAGTTTGGTATTGATATAGACTCAATACTACTAGTAAGCCATAAAGAGGCTGAATTGCATAAGGATGGGGAGCCAATAAGTTGACGATAAATTACCTGAAGCCATTTGAGCCAGGAGACCCAATAGATATCAATGTATTAAATAAACTTATACAAAATGTTAACTATTTGTCTTCTCAGATTGCACAAATTTATAAGCTTCCTGCGGTAGAAGCACCAGTATTAGTTTCTGGACCAGTTGGAACAACAAGCGGTTCCACCAGTTTTGGAACAACAACATCAACTACAGGTACCACTGGGGCAGCATATGTTGATTACCCATTTAAATGGATTGATAGTGCTATTAACTTTAAGTCATTAAATACTCGTGTTGTGAGAACAGTAACATCTACCATACTTTCAGCATATTTGCCTGGAATATCATACAAAAGCTTTGAAGTGCTATCGGCATCAACATCTAGCCTATACTTCCATCCAGGTGGAAACTCTAACGTTAGACAACAGGCAACTGGTGTCAGGCTAAAAGACTATCTTATAAGTGCAGACAAGCAAGGTTTTAGTTTCATACCAGCACAAGGTGGGTCTGACGGAACTGTTTATAGATCTGGAATAAATGGTCCAAGGTCAACTTCAAGCGCATTGTCAAATAGAATACTGGCAACCTTTGATGTTAATGTTAGACTATACAGGTAATGTATAGGCCAATCAATGATTGGTCTAAAAGAAAAAAAGAAAAACTAAATAAGTATATAGTGGTATGGGTACCAGAACATCCTAAATCTTTTAATGGTGGATGGTACTATGAACATAGATTAGTTTTAGAAAAACAATTAAATAGGATCCTGAAAGCTTGGGAGACAGTACACCATTTAGATGGTGATACAAAAAACAACTCAATAGACAATCTCTTTCCGTGTACGGAAAGGGAACATAGATATGCTCACAAAATAGCTTGACTTTATAGTCAGGGCAAGAGTAGAATAGATATAGGACACAGAAGGGTTCTTAATGAGTAACGATTTGAAGTGGATGCTATCATCCGACCAGCAGTTCCCATACCAGGATGATAAAGCAATTGCTTTATGGTTTAAGGTTATGAAATGGTTTAAACCAGATGTAGTTGACTACCTTGGGGATACCGACGATCAGGCATGTTACAGTAAGTATACAGAGGGTAAACCAACAGAGTTTATTAAAGCGTATAAGGACGATAATGTAACAAATGACCTAGAATTAATGATGAAAGATATGCGTATTGAGGCTAGCGGAGCAAGAGAGTTCTATGCCAAAACAAGAAAAATGCTACCTAACGCACAGCTATTTTCAGCACTTGGAAATCACGATATAAGAATTTTTGATTATTTAGATAAGAAAATACCAGAATATGCAAAGCATGTAACGCCAGAGGCTTTGTGGGGATTAGACTCTATTGGATATGACTATATTTATTATAATGAGTTGCCAAAGAGAAGATTTGGTGACATACATGTTCATCATGGAATGTCAATCAGTGCAACTGGAGCAGTAAGAAAAGACATGGAAGATATGCAAATATCTTTAATCCGTGGTCACTCACATAGAATTGCTTCACACCTACAGACTTATGAATTAAGAAATAATGGTAAGGGTGAAACAATTAGAGGGTATGAGATTGGTCACATGTGTGACGAAAAAGGTCCAGGCATGAAGTATACTCAACACCATGATTGGCAAAAGGGTTTTGCGGTAGCACATATTGAAAACGGAAAGTATCCGCATATAAATATGATTCATATTTCTCCAAACTATACATGCGTCGTAGATGGGAAGCTATTCTCTCTATGATGTTTTGCAGAAGATGTAGAACTGGCAGAGTGTTCATAGACAGGGTATATTCCCAATATGATCACTTAGAGCTTTACTGTATTAAGTGTGCTAAAAGATGGGTCTTTCATAAACAAGGGAGTAGATTTGCATCATGGCTAATGAAAAAAGAAGCCGAAAGAGCAAAGACTTACGGTACTTTTTCCTAAACGGAGAATTACATAAGAAGTTGCATGTAAATAAGTCTTCAGACGTTATAACTGCTTGGAACTATGATCAAGCAAAGCGTGTTGGATACTCTCTTAGCGATGCAAAAAAGAATTTACAGCAAGCCTATACTATCAATGAAGCAGCATCATTACTTAATAGGCATAGAAATAGAATATTAGAGTATATTGAAAAGGGATTTATAACTAAACCTAAAATGACATATACCCTAGATTCTAAAAAGAAACCAGTAAAATACTTAATGTCAGAAGATGATGTTATGCTGGTAAGAGAATTTTTATCCACATTACACAGAGGCAGGCCAAGAAAAGATGGCTTGATTACTTCTAAGAATGTGCCTACGAAACAGGAGCTTCGTGCAAAAATTAAAAATGAAGTTGTTTTATATCAACAAACATCAGACGGAGAATTTATACCTGTCTGGAAACAGCCAGAGTGGTAACAATGACTAAACAAACAAATAAGAATATTAAAAAAACTGCAAAAAAGTCTACTAAAAAGGCTCCAGCTAAAAAAACAAAAATGAGTTCTGAGCCTAATCATGAAGTGGATATAAATCAAAAGCTGGCGTACACTAGATCTGCAGTATATTTAGAAGAGGCTGGAAGTCGTGCTGCTATTTCTAAAAATATTGAGGGACTATTATTGGTAGCTAAAGGCTGGATGGAATTGGCGGACATGCTAGATACTGGACAGGAATCTAAGAAACGTGCTAAACTGGGATTCAGACCGCATATGGAGGAAGAAAATGAGTGAAATTGATAATACAAGAGTAACCGTAACCCTTGGCTTTACTAAAAATTTAGGTAATTTTGAAAGCCTAAGAGTAGATATTGGAATACAGGATCATCTAAGATCTGGTGAAAATATTAATGATGCCACTGATCGTGTCTATAAGTTTGTTGAAAAGAAGTTAGAAGAGAAGGCAACAGAGATAGCGGAAGAATTAAGTGTCGGCAAAAAGTGATCCAAAATTATCCTATGCATTAATATCACTGTATGAAAATCTATACTTAGATAAGTATGGTAAAAGACCAGTAGTTAATAGATATAGAGAGAAGTGGGGAATGCAGGACGTAATAGAGTCGGTTGGCTATGACCGTGCTAAAGAATTATTGGATTACTATTTTAAAACCAATAAGCCTGGACATCCAGTAAACTGGTTCTTTATGAATTTTGATAGCATGGACAAAATGCTATACCAAAAAGCTGAAGATGAGATTAATAGAAAAAAGCTTAAGCAGCTAACAAAACAAATGGTAGAGGAGATGGAGAGTAATGAACACCGAAGCAGCAGTAATTAGTGCAGTATGTAAAAATAAAGACATAAGCACACTCCTTGCAGATAATGTAGACGAGGTATTTCAATCACACAAAGATGTATGGGATGGGTTGAAGTCATACTACTATAAGTTTAGAGCTGTTCCAGACATCGGAGTTTTGCAAGACAAGTACCGTGATTTTGATGCTGTAGAGGTAAATGCAGAAACTGGATTTTATTTAGAACAAATGAAGTCGGAGTTTTTAGGAAATAAGATTAAGACAATTATTTTAAACTCTGGATCATCACTAAAGGAAAATGCACCATCTAGAGTTCTTCAGCAAATGCAGATGCAGTTGGCTGGACTTAGTAAGTTTACAAACAATGTTAGAGACTTAGATATTACAGATATTCAGTCTGCCAAAGATCATTATCTTTCAGTAAGAGATAGATCATTAGCAATGGGTGGCTCTCCAGGAATACCAACTGGATTTAAAGCAATAGATGCTGCCTATCCAACTGGATTAGCTCCAGGTCACTTAGCAGTTGTTATTGGTTGGCCAGGAAAAGGAAAGACTTGGTTTACATCATATCTAGCATGCAAAGCTTGGGAACAGGGATTTAAACCAATGATCATCTCCCTTGAAATGTCTCCAGAGAATATGCGAGACCGTATATACACCATGCTTGGATCTGGATTATTTAGAGCAAGTCAATTTCAAAGAGGAGATATTAACCTAGATGATTTTGGCACATGGGCAGATAAAAGTTTTAAAGATAAGCGTGGGTTTATTCTAGTATCCAACGAGGGAACTAATGAAGTAACACCAGCAACAGTACAGGGTAAGATAGACCAGCACAGACCAGACCTTGTAATTCTTGACTATCATCAACTATTTAATGATAATAAAAGATCTAATTCTGAAGTTGAAAGAAATAGAAATATTTCTAGAGAGTTCAAGCTGCTTGCGGTAACAAATAACATACCAGTTATTGATATTACTGCTGCTACTGCAGATGATATATCTGACCACGATACACCACCTATGATGAGCCAGGTGGCATGGTCAAAGGCTATCGAGTATGATGCTGATATAGCTATGGCTGTCCATAGACATCCAGATACAAATATGATTGAAATTGTATCTAGAAAGAATAGACACGGTAGAGATTTCAGCTTCTTTTTGGACTGGGATATTGATAGGGGTATAATTAAAGAACTGTACGAGTAGAAAGATGCTACAGTTTGACCCACAAAAGAATAAAGCGTTTTAAGATAAATGGTACATTTAGGGACGATTCGGACATGATTCGAATACGTGCCCAATTTGAGTCCACTTTAATTCAATCAATGCGTGGGGACGGGTACATACCAGTGCTTGACATAGACCCAGCCTTTTCAGTATCATATAATGTAGAAGATAAAAATTGGTCGTTTGTATTAACGATTCATGGTATTTATATAGGAAAGGTTAAGGCGTGGCAAATAGAGGGATTCTCAAACGGCAAGATGCTTCCACGCAGTATACAGAAAAGCAAGTTAAAAAAGTCCTTAAAGCAATAGAGATATCTTTAGTATCAGAAACTGGAAACGACTTTTTATGCTTATGCCCAATACACGGAAATAGAAATACACCAAGCTTATCTGTATCTAAACAAACAGGTCTGTTTCTTTGCTTTAATCCATCATGTGGGGCAAGTGGATCCTTACAGGAGCTCGTAAAAACAATTACAAAGAGAAATGAATTTGAGTCACTGAGATTAATATCTAAATGTGTGACTGATTCATTAGAAGATTTTGATGAACAAATTGTAGAAGTTTTAGAAGAAAAGCCAGAATTCGTTCAATTCGATCCACACATACTAGATAAACTTTGGTCTGAGATGGAATTATATTCAGATGGCAGAGACTATATGCATAGTCGTGGATTCAACGATGAAACAATAAATTATTTTCAGGTTGGATATTCTCACAATCAAGAAATGGTTACAGTTCCAGTTCATTCTCCAGATGGGCTACCTATAGGAATTGTTGGTCGGGGCATAAAAGATAAAAAGTTTAAAAATTCCACAGGGCTACCAAAAACCAAAACATTATTTAATGTGCATAGAGCCAAGAGATTATCATCAACTGTAATTGTTACAGAAGCATCGTTTGACGCCATGAGAGTCCACCAAGCTGGTTATCCAAATGTCGTGGCAACTTTGGGCGGACATCTAAGTCCACACAACTACGATCTTTTAAATAGATACTTTACTAAAATTATAATTGCTACAGATTTTGACGATAAGTCTAGCCACAATGGTAAAAACCCAGGAAGAGACTTGGGCAATTCAATAGCTAATCGATTAAAGAATAAAGATGTTTACTGGGCTAGTTATGAATATAATGTTGTATATCCCCATGGTGCAAAAGATATGGGAGATATGACAGACGAAGAAATAAAGCAGTGTATAGAAAATTCTGTACCAAATTACGAATACCACTCTTGGGAAATCTACTAGGATGGTGTATACTAGAATGACAGAGGCATTTATAGCCTCAAATATCAGAAAAGGAAAATATATAATATGATGGCAATAGTTAAAGGGCTTAAGAACATTAATAGTGCTCTAGATAAGCCAAGCGATTCAGAAGGTAGCAAAGCTCGTTGGGTAAAACTAGCGGACGGCGAAAGCGTAAAGATCAGATTTTTACAAGAATTAGATCCAGACTCACCAAATTATTTAGAAAAAAATGGGTTAGGCTTTATAGCAGCAGAACACACAAACCCAAAAAATTACAAATCAAAAGCATTATGTACTTCAGATGACCAGGGTCGTTGCTGGGCATGTGAGCAACATCGTAAAGATTACAAGGCTGGCTGGAAGGCACGTAGCAGGCTGTACATCAACGTTTTGGTTGACGACGGTAAAGAAGAGCCATACGTAGCAATTCTTTCTCAGGGTACAAGCGGTAAATCAATAACACCAACATTAATTGAATATGCTGGAGAAATGGGCAGCGTATCAAATCTCACATGGAGACTAAAGAGAAGTGGTACAGGCACATCAACAGAGTACGTAGGTATTTCATTGGGCCAAGACAAGGAAGCCTTTGACCTATCAAAGTACGAATTATTCCAACTTGAAAAGGTTGCAGTTAAGGAAATCCCATATGAGGAACAAGAAAAGTTCTACATGGTCGGAGAATCCGAAGAGCAATCATCAGATAGCTCATCTAGTAACGTAGAGTGGTAAGTTGTGGGGGCGGGAAACCGCCCCTACAAATATTCAAGAAAGGTATAAATGTCTAACTTCACACACTTACACGTACATTCACAGTATAGTGTAATGGACGGATTAAATAGTCCAATGGAATTACTGAGTGCTGCACAAAAACTTGGTCATACATCCATTGCTATTACAGATCACGGTACCCTATCTAGTCATAGAGAAATGCAAAAAGCAGCCGAGGAACTTGGCATGAAGCCGATACTTGGTGTAGAGGCATATATTTCTGCAACCGATAGATTTGATAAGCGTGATACAAGTAAGCGTGATGATAACACTTCTATATTCAATCACATAATTATTTTGGCTAAGAATGAGGCAGGTCTTCGTAATCTAAATAAGTTATCTGAAATTGCTTGGACAGAAGGATACTATCATAAACCTAGAATTGATAGGGAAATTTTAGCGGAGTATAAAGAAGGGCTAATAGTTTTATCTGGCTGTATGAATGGCCTTATATCAAAAGCAATTGAACGTGGCGAAGAAGACGAAGCAAGGATGCTTGCAAAATGGTTTAAGAATACATTTGAAGATGACTTTTATATGGAGATTCAGCCACATAATCCAGTTGAGCTGAATAATAAGCTATTAGAAATTGCAGATGCCACTGGAATCAAACCAGTTGTTACAGCAGATTGCCATTTTTCATGTGAAGAGGAAAGAGCTCTAGAAGAGGCAATGCTTATTCTATCAACATCTCCCAAGCCAAATAAAGATGCAGACTTTGAAAAGTCTAGACAAATAGATAATGTATTTGAAAGATTTAATTATTTGTATCCAGATAGAAAGATTAGTTTTGAGGATCTAGATGTATACATTATGGACCGTGAAACAATTGAAAAGCAAATGATTGAACAAGGTATTACAAGGTCCGATATCTACGACAACACTGTTTTGATTGCAGACTCAATAGGAACATATAAGTTTCATCAGGGGCTAAGTATTCTTCCAAGACCAAAAGAGGACCCAGACGATACTGTAAGAAAGTTTTGTTGGGAGGCTATGGAAAGATTAAAACTTACATCTCCATGGCTAGGTAATGATATATATGAAGTAAGACTAGAAGAAGAGCTACATGTAATTAAAGAAAAAGATTTTGCTCCATACTTTTTAGTTATTTCAGATATGATTAACTGGGCTAAATCTCAGAATATTTTAGTGGGTCCAGGTCGTGGTTCAGCAGCAGGATCCCTAGTTTGTTATTTATTAGGAATTACAAATGTTGATCCTATAGAGTACAACCTTCTGTTTTTTAGATTTATTAATGAAGAAAGAAATGACTTCCCAGATATCGATACAGACTTTGAAGACCGTAGACGTGGAGAAGTAAAAGACTATATTCGTAAAAAATTTAAAAACGTAGCGTCTATATCTACATTTACATACTTTAAAGATAAGGGTGTTGTCCGTGATGCTGCCCGTGTATTCATGGTGCCACTTGGAGAGGTCAATAAAGCTCTCAAGCTTGTGGACACATTTGAAGAATTTGAAGAGTCTGAAAATCTTAAATGGTTTAGATTAAAATATCCAGAAGTAGTTAAGTTAGCAAGACAACTTCGTGGAAGAATAAGATCTGTAGGAATGCATGCTGCTGGAGTAGTTGTTGCAAATAAGCCACTGAATGCATATGCACCAATTGAAACTAGAACAGATCCTAGCGATAAAGTTTCTGGTCGTGTTCCAGTAGTCGCATATGATATGGACCAGGTTGCAGATATTGGACTTATTAAACTCGACGTTCTTGGACTAAAAACATTATCTGTAGTTTCAGATACTGTGTCAATGATTGAACAAAGAACTAAAAATAAAATTGATCTATCTCAAATATCATTAACTGATGAGAAAGTATTTCAGTCTTTATCTGCTGGATTTACAAAGGGTGTATTCCAGGCTGAAGCGGTTCCTTATACAAACCTACTTATTAAAATGGGTGTAAGCGAATTCGAAGATTTAGCTGCCTCAAATGCACTAGTTCGACCTGGGGCAATGAATACTGTTGGGCAAGCTTATATTAATAGAAAGAATAAGTATGAGGCTGTTTCATATATTCACCCAATTATGAAAGAGTTTACAGAGAATACATATGGTGTTATTATTTATCAAGAGCAAGTTATGCAAGCCTGTGTACACCTAGGCGGCATGTCTTGGGCAGAAGCCGATAAGGTTAGAAAAATTATTGGTAAAAAGAAAGATGCAAAGGAGTTTGATCAGTTCCGTGAGAAGTTTGTTGTTGGCGCAAGCAGACATATATCAAAAGAAGCAGCGGAAAGTCTATGGCATACTTTTGAAGCTCATGCTGGCTATTCCTTTAATAGGTCTCATGCTGTTGCTTACTCTCTACTATCTTATTGGACGGCTTGGCTAAAACTTTATTACCCATTAGAGTTTATGTTTGCCTTATTAAAAAATGAAGGCGATAAGGATGCAAGAACAGATTATCTGATAGAAGCCAAGAGACTTGGTATTAAGATATTGTTGCCACACGTAAATGAGTCTGATTTAGACTTTACGATACAGGGAGATGCAATAAGATTTGGTCTTTCTAATGTTAAGTATATTTCAGATAACATTGGTCGTAAAATTATTGAAAATAGACCGTATAAAAATTACGCAGACCTTAAGGAAAAAGCATCTCAGAAAAAAAGCGGTATATCATCAAGAGCTTTGGATGCACTTAATTCAATTGGTGGCGCATCGTTTGACGATAACCAAAGAACTGGAAAAGAAAAAGACCACCTGTATGAATACTTAAACATACCTAAGTTTGATATAAGTGGTATTACCCCATTTATTAAATCTCAGATCAATAGGCTCGAGGATTTTGAAGAGCTGGGCACATTTGTATTTATGGCTATGGTTAAATCAATCAAGCGTGGGCAGGGCTGGTCAAGAATTGAGTTAGTTGATGAGAGTGGTTCTATAGGTGTATTCCATAATGAACAAACACAAATTGAAACTGGACAGATGTACTTTTTCTTAGTTGGAGATAATAGAATACATAGGTATGTTGAAATAGATAAAGTGGTCAAAGAAGATCGCTCAGACCCATTCGTTAACTTCTTGTATTCACAAAAATTTGATCTAAGCGATAATAATTTTTATGTAATAGATTTTACTAACTATAAGACTAAGGCTGGAAAAATGATGGCGCATACAATTTTAACTGATCCTAATAAAAAGTTAATACGTGCTATTGCATTCCCACAAATATATGCCAGGGCTTTAGGTAAGATGAAGCCAGGGCACAAGGTAGAACTAATGTTTGGAAAAACAGATGACGGAACAATAACAATAAAGGAGATAAAGTGACAGAACAAACAGATATAAAAAATATAGAAATATCACTGCCAAGATTATTATTGGCAGCAACCGCTACTATGGGTGAGCTTCCAATAAGTATTGAGAAGTATCTTTCTCATGATTTAGACCACAAGAAAATGATGTTAGACTTAGACGAGGACCAAAAAACTTTTGTCGTCAGACTTGTGGATAAAGAAAATGAAGATCACGTACATTCAGAAGAGGAGAGCAATGAGTCTGGACCTACTAGCTAGAGAAACACACACCGTTGCAAGAGCCAAAGGTTTTTGGGAGGGTGAAGTTACATACGACAAAATAGGTAACAAACTTGCTTTAGTGCATTCAGAAGTTACAGAAGTTCTAGAGGCTATTAGAAAAAGCAAGGGCGGTGACGAAGTTGTTGAAGAAATGGCAGATGTCATAATTAGATTAGTAGACATTTACCAGGCAATGGTTAACTCTGGTGATATAACAAAGTCGCTAGACATTGCTATAGAAAGAAAAATGATGAAAAATAAGGAAAGACCAGCACTTCACGGAAACCTATTTTAATGGTATAATATAATATACAAATGAATGGTTACTTCTTATTTGGAACCAATGAGGAGATCATCCTTGTCATAAAGTCAACTGACGAGGAAGATATACTAAATATCATTAAAAAAATAGCTACAATGCGTAGCAAAAAGGTGAAGGCTTTAGCTTCACAACTAGAAGAGAGTTTTTATGAGCGCAGTTACAGAAATAATGTCAAAGCTGGACCCAAAAACAAGACAGAGGGTACAAACAGCACTAGAGGTAGAAACACCAAAACAGAAAACACCGAGCATAGGCCTGAACATGGCTCTAAGAGGCGGTCTGGGTCACGGTAGACAAGTACTCGTATGGGGAAATAAGTCTGCTGGAAAATCTTCATTCTGTTTGCAGTTAATTGCAGAAGCACAAAAAGAAGGAAAATCGTGTGCTTGGATTGATGCAGAAAATTCTTATTCTCAAGACTGGGCAGAAAAGCTAGGCGTAGACTCTGAAAATTTAATATACTCTGCAGCAAAAACAATAAATGATATGGTTGATGTTGCAACACAATTAATGGAAGCTGAAGTTGACATTATTGTAGTAGACTCAATTTCAGCACTACTTCCAGCCATCTATTTTGAAAAAGATAGTTCTGAGTTAAAGAAGTTAGAAGATACAAAACAAATTGGTGCTGAAGCAAAAGACATGACACATGCCGTAAAAATGTTAAACTATTCTAATAAAAACACATTATTAATTCTTATATCACAGCAAAGAAATCAATTTGGATCAATGCATGCTTCTCATATACCTACTGGCGGAATGGCCGTAAAGTTTTTTTCATCAACAGTTATTAAATTATGGTCATCAGAGGCTGAAGCAAATGCTATTAAATCTGGAATAAAAGTGGGAGATAAAATAATTGAACAGCGTGTTGGTAGACCAGTAAACTGGATTATTGATTATAATAAATTAGGCCCACCAAATCTTTCTGGACAATATGACTTTTATTTCCAAGGTGATCACGTAGGTGTTGACGGTGTCGGAGAAATACTAGATGTTGCAGAGCAATTTGGTGTTGTTGAAAAAGGTGGCGCCTGGTACACGGTTCTTGGAGAAAGATTCCAGGGTAGAGCTAAAACTGTTGAATGGCTTAGAAATAATCCAGAAGCGGTAGATAAGTTACGTGAGGAAGTATATGCCAAATCCTAATATTGAAGATTTTATGTTTAAAAAAAATCCACAGGGATCAGCATATTGGACTTCCATAGAGGGCTCTTTTGATTGCCAAGAATGCGACGAAAAAGTTAAGTCAGCAATATATCAAGAAAGAACTGGCGAAATAAGGTGGCAGTGCTCACAAAAACATGAATCAAAGGCGTCGATGTAATGTCGGAGCGTGGAGAAATAAAACGAGATAATGCTAAAGCACAAAAAAATTCTGGTAGAGGTCAATACCAGAAGGGTGATGCAAAATGGAAAAGTTTTGTTGTTGACTATAAAGAGGCTGGCACATCGTTTACTTTGAATAAAGATAATTGGGCAAAAATTTGTACCGATACCTTTAAGGTTAGTAGAAGCATGCACCCAGCGTTAAAGATTATTATTGGGTCTGAGTCTAAAGTAAGGTTAGGGATTATAGAATGGGCAATACTAGAAGAATTAATAGAGTTCTGGGAGGAAAATCATGATTAATTTTATGTATGGTGTTTTGTTAGGGTGGGTTGCTGGATACGGCGTAGGCTTGTGGGCAGCTTGGTATTCATTTAAAGAGGTGAAAAAATATGTCAACAGATAACGTACTAGAAACTATTAGTGAAATTACAGAGTTTAATGATATTAAAGAGTTTATGAATGATCCAGAACTAGATTCTGCACTAGAAGCAATTATTAAAATAATTGCCAAGCCAGACATTCCACCTGCTGCTGCATCAATTTTAATTATTAAATTGCAGGCCATATCATCAAAGCTTGCTATTTTAGCAAGATACTATACCACCCTAGAAAAGGGCGAGGCTGCTAGCAAGAAGAAGAATGTCTACTATACGGTAAGCGACTCTTTGGATAAGCTTGTTGCAGCACTTAAGTATGGTGCAAAATGATGGCTAGAAACCTAGTAAGTAATTTAAAGTTTAAAAAGTACACTGGCGCATTTGATCCAGAGACCATGTCAAAGATGTTAGACGAAGCATACTTGGGCGGTAAAAATAATAAAAAGTTTATGAAGAAAACAACATTTTCTCCAAGTACAGTTGGATATGGACATGGAACATGCCCTAGATATTGGTACATAGCGTTTGAAGGAGCAGAATTTACAGATAGTTTTGATGCCATATCGATTGCAAATATGTCTACTGGGGTTGCTGCACACGAAAGACTTCAAGAAATGTTTAAGAAAACTGGAACTGTAAAAGCAATAGAGCAGGAGATTATAAAAAATCATCCACCAATAAAGGGATATGCAGACGTTGTTTTAGACTGGGAAACAAAGACTGTAGTCGGAGAAATTAAGACAACTAAAGATGAGGCGTATCTATTTAGACAAAACTCTATGGAACCTTCAAGAAATCACCTTTTACAAATTCTTATTTATATGGACGTAATGGAAACAGACGAGGGATTTGTGTTATATGAAAATAAAAATAACCAAGAAATTTTAATAATCCCAGTAAAAATGACAGAGTCAAACAGAGAGTTTTTGGATAGCTGCTACGCATGGATGAAGGAAGTCTACCTATCATGGGGACACAAAGAAATGCCAAAGAGACCATTTAGAAGAAACAATAATATTTGTAAAAACTGTCCAGTAGCGGACACATGCTTTGAAATGGAGGATGGAGAAAAATTAATCCCAGTTCTAAAGATCTAGTTTGCGGATATGATGAATGTAATAACACATTTATCAAAGCAACCCATAATCAAAAATACTGCTCCGAAGAGTGCTGTAGGCTTGCAACAAATAAGCGTACGATGGAGAGGTACTATGAAAGAAGGGCTATAAAGCTTGGGTCGGTAAGGCATTGTAAAAAATGTAAAACCAAACTAAGTAGATATAACTATGAGGATATGTGCTCTGTTTGTATTGATGCTGCAGTTTATGAAGAAAGAAAAAGTATATTGGATATGATAAATGGGAATAGCAAGTCTAGTTAAGCCAAGGGCTCGTCGTGTAATCGGTATAGATGCATCCACCTCATCGGTGGCTTTTGGCATTATAGAAAATGGAAAATTAGTAAAGCACGGTAAAATTATGATAAACGGTAATGATATTTATGAAAGAATTTATGATGCGAGAAAAAAAGTATCAGCCATGCATAGCCACCTAATGTCAGACTATATTGCCATCGAAGGCGCAGTATTTGTTAAATCAGCAGATGTAGTTATTAAACTTTCTTATGTTTATGGAGCAATAATTTCTCAGCTAATGCAAGACGGAACAAAAGTTGTAACTGTCGCCCCAACTTCATGGCAAAGTTTTATAGGAAATAAAGTGTTTAATAAAGAGCAAAAGGCGGCTATTAGAATTGAATATCCAGGTAAATCTGACACTTGGTATAGCAATAAGATAAGGGAAATAAGAAAGCAGAGAACCATGGACTTTGTAAATACTAAATTTAATGTAAACGTAGAAGATAATGACGTCGGAGACGCTATCGGAATAGCACATTATGCATACGAGAATTTGACTGCAAGATGAAACTATACGAATCAAAAGAATGGCTTTATAGAAGATATATTGTCCAAAAGAAAAACATAAAAGAAATAGCTGAGGAGGCTGGTTGTTCACATATGACAATACAAAGGTATCTAGAGAAATTTGGGTTGATTAAAAAAAGATAATGTATACACATAAAGTTTTTCATACAGATGGTCTTGATGTCCGTAGATCAAAATTAACAGAAAGTATTAATGAATATCTATCTGGGGATTCTATAGTCCTAGACACGCCAACATTTAAAATATCTAATAGAGAAGAGTATGATAAATTTTTATTAGACAATCCACACTTTAAGCCAGACACAAATGGGTACGAGCTAGACGGACTATCTGGTTGGAAAATGGGTGAAATAGGAATATGGGCAAGCAATTGGACTGCATGGATGAAGTTTTTAAAATCAGATCAAGAATATTTAATATTGATGGAGGATGACATTGTTCATAATGAAAACTTTCTTCCTCTTATAAACTATTATATTTCTCAGTTGCCAGAAAATTGGGATGTGTTTCACGCATTCAGTCCAGCAGACCAGTTTGGTAAATATAATGATACTCATGATATTGGGGCTAGGGATATATGTAGGGCGTATCAAGATTGGTCGTGCCTATGCTATGTTATCAATAAAAGTGGGGCAAAAAAGTTATTACTAAATGCAGATATGTTTAATCTACCACTAGACTGGTATATGTTTAGACAGCAAGATAAGTTTAATGTTTATACAATAAAACCAACATCTGAATTCCCATGTACACTAATGGCATTAGAATCAACCTTCCAGTCAGATGAGGTTAGGAAACCATTGTGATACCTAAAATAATATGGCAAACATATAAAGATAAAATTGATAATTTGCCAGACTATGCAGTTGAAGCAATGGCCACATGGACAGAAAATAATCCAGGCTGGGATCATAAATACATGGATGACCAGCAAGCTAGAGACTTTATTCTTTCCGAATATGGTAGAGAGTATGTAGAAATATTTGATAATTTACCAGTGCCAGTAATGCGTGGAGATATGTGGCGGTACTTGGTAATATATAAATATGGTGGGGTGTATGCAGACCTAGATACAAGGTGTTTGGCTCCCATAGATTCATGGATTAATCAAGATCATAGAATGGTAGTATGTCCAGAAAACAACCTACACTTCTGTCAATGGGCCTTTGCAGCAGAGTCTGGTCATCCAGTAATGAAGGCGGTAGTTGACGCAATGATTAATAGGCTAAAAAATCCAGACTACTCAATAAAACATTTTGTACACATACATACTGGTCCAGGTGTTTGGACGGAGGGTATACATAATGGCCTTGGTATAGTCAAAGAAAAACATGAGTGTAATATGCAGGACGATAATGGTGTATGCGGACACCTATCGCTTATACTTGACTCCATAGAGTATAATGGATATATAAGAACAAAAGAACTTGGATTTCATTGCTATAGCTCTGTTCAGGAAGATGAAGAGTCTTTTTATGGGTGGAGGATATTTCATAATAAAGCTATTGAGCATATTTATGGAAGTCAAAAATGGAACGATGGAAGATACACGCAGTGGATAGAAGACAAACTAGTTAAGGGGATAGAATGATTATTGGATTAAGTGGATATGCAAGGTCTGGAAA